GTCTGCTGGCCTGCCACGCGTTGCACCGTGGCCAGGTTGCGCCAGGGCGTCGTCACCATGGCTTCGCGCAGTTGATCTGTCAGTTCCTCGCCCGCCCGCGCCACGTCGGCTTGTTGGCCCACGCGGAAGGCCCCCGCGCCGACGCCAGGGACGTTCTCAAGGACACTTTCGACCTTCGGGGCGATACTCCCCCGCGCCGCATCCCCATAGGACAAGCGCACGCCCCAGCGCGCGGCCAGGTCCATGAGCTGTTGCCGGGCGGGGCGTGTCACCCCGGCCACGGCATTGCCGACTTTGGTGGCCACCGGGGCAAGGGCACGCATCCCAAGCGGCACGGCCACATTCAGCGCATCGCTCGGGTAAATCGGGCCAACGATGGTCTCCTCGACAAGGGGCGCTTCCGCGGGGGTCAACCCGAGTTGCTTGTTGAGTCGCCCGCCATAGACGCCCCCAGCGACCCCGCCCGCAAAGGCGCCCGCAGGGCCACCGACGGCGCCGCCCATCATCGCGCCACCCGTCGCCGTGATCGCTGGGACGGCGAGGGCACCAATGGTGCGCGCTTGGTCGCCCACCGAACGAACGGGCGACCGCGCAGCAAGCATGTCGGTGGCCGCCCGTTCGTTCAGCGGCGTCATGCCCTGGACGGCAGTCTGCCAGTCGTCAGGCGGACTCGCCTTCTCGATGTCCACCGTCAGATCACTCGGCGGTTCGGTGGGCCGCTGCCGCAGGGCCTGCACCGTGGCGTCCGCGTCCGCAGGCGTACTCACCGGGGCGGAAGGGGCACCCCCCAGGGCCTGCAATGCGTCCGTAATGTCTGCGTCCGTATACGTCCACCCCTTGGCAGGCGCAGCCGCTTCCGCCGTGCCGGGCTTGAGCCATCGCAACACATTTTGCACATAGTTCGGATCGCCGCCCCCGTTGTAGCGGCGAAACGCTTCTTCTGGGTCGCCCTTGCTCTGATCCAGTTTCTGCTTGAGGTACTTGACGCCGCCGGGAATATTGACAGCGGGATCATGGCGAAACTGCGGATTGATGCCCACATCTTTCGCCGCGCCGGGCTGCAACTGAAAGAGCCCGAGCGAGTTGCCATTATCGCCCACCGCATTGGGGCTATACTCCGACTCTTGCATCATCACGGCCTGGGCCCACGAGCCGAGTTGGGGATACTCCGGGTATTTGGCCGCCTCGGCCTGAATGCGCTGATCAATGCGCGCTTTCGTCCACCCCTGGCCAATCCAATCGGTCAACGCGGCTTGCGCTGCCTGAACATCCCGGTCAGTATAGGTAAAGGCCATTAGCGTCCTCGCTGCCCGCCCTGGCTTTGAAAATATTGTTCAATCATGGCGGCGGTCGGGGGACCGGTTATCCCTTGGGCTTTCTGCCACGCCTGAAAGGCCCCAGGGTCCAGGGTGGGTCGTGAGACAGGCGCAGCCCTTTGCTGCCCCACCCGTGGTGTGGTCGGCGTCGTTTCCTGGCGCAACTGTTCCCGCCCGGTGGTGCCCACCCGCAAGAGATTCTCCCGGGTCTGTTCCAGCGCCCGTTGAAACCGTTGGAGCTTGGCCTGGAAGCCGGGGCCGCGATCATTGACCGAGGGCAGTAGCGCCTCCAGATTCCGCATTTCGGGTGCCGGGATGTTCGCCCCGGAGCGCAAGCGTCCCAAAATATCATTCATATCCTTCACCGTAGCCCGAAACGCCGTCTCTTCCGGGCTCATATAGCCGCCGACCTCGCGCGCGGTGCCGGTGCGCCCCATCAGCGGCCCGGTAAACTCCGGCTTGTACATGGCGGCAATATCATCGGTCATCGCACGCAAGGTACTGAGTGCCGCGACGGCTGTCGCCGCTGGTCCATCGAGCGGCTTCTCAGTACGCTCCAACCGCGCGGCCGCCAAGCCATGCGCCTCGGACACCTGGAGGCGTCCCGGCAACGTCGCCTGCTCCAGCCGCGCCTTTTCCTCCACCGTCAGATTCTGGAGGTACTGCTGTGCCTTCTGGATGGCCGCGCCTTCCTGTCCGGGCGGCACCCCCTGCGGATGCGTGGCGGCAATGGCGGCATCGAGGCTCTTGTCCCCTGTAATCTGCCGCACACCGCCCAGCTTCTGCGCTTCGTTGAGCATCTTGCCGCGCTCGGTTTGTGCGGTGTACTGCTTCACCTCCAGCTCCGCCTGCTCCTGCGCCAGCTTGAGTTCCGCCTGCTCAATCTTGGCGGTACGCAGACTTTGCAACGTCATCATCCCCCAGGCGGGGTCATAGGTGGGTGGCAAATCCTTGGGCAGCGCAATCCCCTCGTCCCGCAAGCGTTGCACGCCCACCTCGTAGGCTTTCTGGGGATCATTGCTGCCCACAATAGTCTTGAGCGTCGTGTACATCCGTTCGGTCATATGTTCCGCCTGCGCAATCTTCTGCCCTTGCATCTGCACATGACGCGCATGGACCTCCGCCGTTTTCTCTGGGTTGATCATGTACGCCTGTTGGAGCGCCTCCATGTTGAGCGGCTGCATGAGCGAGGCAAACTGGCTGGGGCGCTGCGTCGGGGGCGCCGGCGCGGTGAGCCCCTGAGTGGCCGTCGCAAGCGATTGCAGGTCCGAGGGGGCCCGCTGCACCGTCGCCGGCTGGACACCCTGGGGCGGCGGCGGCGCGGTGAGGCCATACGGCCCTTGGCCTGGGGCCGGCGGCGGGACCTGCCCGGCCATACTCGGCGGGGGCGGCCCCGTCAGCCCCTGGGGCGCAGGTGGGGGCGGTGGTCCCCCACTCGTCAACCCTGGCGCAGGCGAGGGCGCCGGGGGAGCAAAGACCTGCGCCATCGCCGCCTGCCAGGCATCGTCACGCGACAACGCGCGCTCGTTGCCCTTATTGAGCAGGGCCTGGCCCCGGCGCTGTTCGTCGAGGGCTTGCAGGCGGGCAACGGTCGTGAGGGTCTCGCCCATGTCGAACTTGGGCGGAGTGAATGGGACGCCCTGCAACGGAATGCGTGGATCGATAGGCATCAGGTCCGGCTCCTCTTACTCATCCCGCATAGGCTAGGGCGTAGAGACCCCTGGGCGACGGTTCAAGTATTGCAGCATCGCATAATTCTGCACCCCTTGCCCCAGGCTACTGGCCGCGCCCGTCAATCCCTGATTCCAGGCATTGGCACTCCCCACCAGCCCTGACGCAGCGGCATTGCCTTGCTGCGTGAACAAATCGCCCGCGCGTGCGCTGTACGCACTGCCCAACTGTCCCATCTGCGACGTCGCCCCCACGCCATACCCCGCCATCTGGGCATACCGATTCCAGAGTTGCTGCTGGTCCTCCCGTTGCGCGGCGTGGGCTTGCCACTGGCGCTGATACTCCAGCTCGTCCGCCGACTGCGCCCGGCCATACTCCCACTGCTGCCCCGTGAGGCCCTCTTGCGCCTGCTGATTTCGCGCCTGCACGGCCCGCTGGTATTCCAGGTCGTTGAGGGTCAGGCCCTGGGTAAAGCCGGTCTGCTGGAGGTCGTTGGCCCGCTGGAAGTTGAGCTGATTGGCGGTGAGGCCCCGGGTGTACCACATCTCATTGCCGACGCGCTGTTGCTCAAAGGCCAGTTGCTGCGCCTGCTGGGCACGGGCATATTCCGTCTCGTTGGCATACCGCCCGCGCTCCTCCTCGGTCATGTTCTGCGTCTGCGCCAGGCCATAGTTGTATTGGTTGGCGTAGCGGTCGCGCTCTTCCTGGGTCATGTTCTGCGTCAAGGACCGGCCATAGTTCGCCTGGTCGGCATAGCGCGCCCGTTCCTCGTTGGTCATGTTCGCAAACCGCCCGCGCTCTTCTGCCGTCATGTTCTCCATGAGCCGCCGCTCATAGGCTTCCTGCTGTTGCTGCCACGAGCGCCCATACGCGGCTTGGTATTCCTGGCTGCCGAGGTCCTGCCCGTAGCGAGCGAGCGCCTTGAGCGTCGCCCCACTCGTCAATCCGCCCCGTGCGGCGGCGCTGGCATCAATCGCCTGCTGGCCTTGCGTCAGACGAAACTGATAGCCCGGATCGTCGGTAACGGTGGGAGGCTTAAACGTAAAGTCGCCAATGCCTTGCGTACTCGTAGGCGTATACTGGCCGGGCGTGTAGCGAAACGCACTGGCATCAAGGGCCTGGCGCGGATCATAGCGGTACTGGTCCGCCTGCAACGCCTGATTCGGCGTGCGCCCGTAGGCGTTCGGGTTGACGGGTTGGGGTGGCGTGAACCCATAGACGTCGGGGTTGAAGCGATAGTCCTGGGCATTCAGCGCGGCCGGCCCAGTATAGCCGTAGTCGTTCGGGTTCAGCACGGGGGGCCGCTGCCAGCTATAGGCGCTCGGGTCGACCGTCGAGGCGCGCGCCTGCCAGCCGGGTTGATCGCGGGCCACATCGCTCTGCTGCCAGAGCGCGGCCAGACTATCGCGGCCCGTCTGCATCCACGGCGCCAGGTCGGCACGCTGCTGGTAGTATTGCTGCTGCTCAAAGTCGAGGGCCTGCGCCGCCGCATTGCCTTGGACCTTGGCCGCGCCCTTCGCCGCATTGGCTTGCTTATTCGCACCGTAGATCGCAGTGCCTGTCCCGACAACGGCTGCGCCGACCGCCACAAACACCATACGCATACTCCTAGAGCAGTTTGGTATACAACGCTTCCGTGCGACGGTAGCCCATAAATTCAAAGAGACGTGACATATCCAGACCAGGCAACAGCTTCGTGCCCGAGGCGACCTTCACGACGTCTTGGGCACGCAAGAGCGCATGCGCCGCGTGAAACATCCGTAACGCGGTCCAGCCTTTCCGCCAGGGCGGGTGCACATAATAGAGATCGGTAAAGCAGTGCGTCGTGCTCGCATAATGGAAATGCCCCATCACAAACCCGGTCCAGTACGCCACCAGCTCGCCATCCACGCGGCCCGTAATAATGTCGAGCATGCCGTGGGTATCGAGCATTTCATAGCGAGGGAGGTCCATGTCCATGGGAATAACGTCCTGATCCATGGCCACTTCTTCATAATGCTGGCGCCACAGCCCAGGGGCATCGGCAAGATACGCGGCCCACCGTTCTTGCTGAAAAATGACTTTAGGGCGCGCTATCGCTGTGGATGTCGCAGATAAGCGACAGTCGAGACTCGTCTCCATCATTCGTGACTCCATGTAACGCCGCGTTATTCACGAACCAGCATTCCCCAGGCTTCATCTCCACCTGCTCATCGTCAATGGTAAATACACACGCCCATTGAGGCGCGGCCAGCGTGATATGGAACCGCTGGAAGTACGCCGTCTGCGCCGGGCTGTCGCAATGCGGGGTAATCGCGGTCCCTGGATCCAGCCGGGTAATCATCACCCGGCCCAGCCGGGTCCCACGCACCGCCGCAAACAACGTGAACACCAGCGGGTGCGCCTCCGGCAGCGCCCACCAGGCCGGGTACGGGCAGCACTCGTGATCGGCGTCGGCCACCGGCGCCGCCGTCTGCACGCCGTACTCGGGGCCGCTGTTGAACCGCAACAAGATATCATGCACCTGCGCATGCGGGCTGCCCGGAAAGGTGGTGCGCACCGGATGCGCGTCCCAGAGCCACGGCTGGCGGTGCAGCGCGTAGAGGAGGGGCAAAATGTCTAGGTTCTGCGCAAGCCTGAGAAAATGACGCATTACGGATTTTCCAGATCGAATACGCGCTGCTCGAGCGACGCCAGCCGCGTTTCGACACTCGCTTGCCGCCGAAAGAGCACGTCCAGCCAGCGCTGCCACAGGGCCGTCATCGTGAGACGCTCGCGTTCCACAAAGGGCTCACGGTACAGCGGGGGGGATAATTCCTCAGCCATCGTTAGCTGGCCTCCAGATTCGCGCCGTAAATCGCTATTTGCACCGGGTCCGTGCCCCCGGCACGAAAGGCCCGTTGCCGGTACGCCTGCCCCAAGCGGTGCCAGCGCACCCGCTCATACGTGTGTCCAATGCGCCCACAACTGCGCCAGTGCTCCATACTCCAGGTCTGCGCCCCATCGTCCGACCATTGGAGGCGCACCTGGGGATTGTCGCCTGGCGAGACCGCGCCATCGAGGCCCACCCCCGCCTGCATGAGTAACTCAAAACAGTGATACGTGAGGCGGTGCCCCTCGCCGCGCAGATGGGGGGCCGTGCGTTCCCAGAGGCGCTCCTTCGTGCCGTAGCGGTGATACGTGGGGTCCCACACCAGCAAGGCGCCCGTCTCCCGATGCCCCCACAGATGAAAGCCAAGCGCGCTACAGTGCTGGTGGCTCGGGTAGTTGGTCAGCGTGCCCGCCGCCTGCAAGTCCGCCAGCTCGGTCCAGGCCTGCGTGCTCGTGTCATAGAGCCACGTTTCTTGTACTGTCGGGAAGTCCAGGCCATACCAAGCGTGTCCCCCGTGCCTCGCCGTGAAGCCAATCGCATCGGCCACCGTCGGCATGCCACTCATGGCGGTCTCCAGCGCATGCGTCGAGACGCGCACCGGCTGGTAGCCCTGCGCCATCCACACCGGCGATTCCCCGCGTGTCGTGCCCCCGAGCCAGAAGAGGGTATTGTCGAGGGCCTGAAAGCTCTCCGGCGCCCCGCTGCCTTGTTCGAGAAAGACGCCACTCATGCGCGCAAACGGGTTGAGCGCATCGCCGGTCGAGTACCACACTTCGGTGCTCTGACTGCCGGGGATCCACAGTTCCCGGTGATCGACAAAGAGCGTCGTAATCGGGTCAGGCCGTCCCTCGGCTTCATAGAAACTGAGCGCGTCCCACGTGAGGGCGTCGAACAGGTCACTAAAGTAAAAGCGCCGCGTGCCGGGATCATGCGTCAGCAAGTACCCATCAAGATAGAACACCCGCGCAAAGGCCAAGCCCGGGGGGAGCACCGTGGTGAGCACGTTACTCGTCAGGTCGAGCGCCCGGCCTTGCCCGTTGACACTGAGGAAAAGATGGACGCCGTTGTCCACCATGCTCACGGGCGTGGTGCCTGTGGGGATGGTCCCACGGGACAAAAAGGTCCAACCAGAAAAAATCTCAAATAATGTCGTCGAGGTAACAGCGAATGTGCGTCCTGTCGAGGTTGTGTATAAGCCCCGCACAGGCGCAGAGGGCAACAGGGCGACTGGCCGCAGGCCCGGCATCGAGTAGAGCGAAAATTTACCTCGTTCATTCGGGGATTCTTCGATGTAAAGATTTACGGTCCTGTCTGAACTAATAAACGGACTTCTCGTTTGTCCGCTTGGACCGCAAAAGCCCTTTAATTCTGCCATCGTAGTTTTCCCTAAACTATGCTATACTTACTCTGCCGTGTGCTATACTGCACATGCACGTAGCTAGGCTCGCTACCGAAAACTTGGCACCCTACCAAGCTGCTACGTGTCCCATCCTCTAGGGCCAACAAAGGGAGTTGGGCATGCCACGCACGCCAGAACAACGCGAACAGAATCGTATACAAAAGGCTAAATACAATGCGGAGAACCGCGAAAAGGTACGCGCCCTTCAAAATGCATGGTATGCAGCCAAAAAGGACAGTATCCGCGCAAGGCGTAATGCAGCTTATACTGCGGACCCTACCAAGGCGAAGGCGTATAACCGCACTTCTTATCTCAGGCACCGCGCAAAACGTCTTGCTGAGCGCAAGGTCTATGTAGCGGAGAATCGCGAGGCTGTTGCGGCGGGCATGCATGCAAATTACATGGCAAACCGCGAAGAGCGCTGCGCATATGCCAAAGCCTGGAAAGCCGCACATCCTACTTATAACCGCGATCTTCTTCGTGCTGACCCAGAACGCGGTCGTGAGTATGTCAAAACCCGTCGCGCCCGCAAGCTGAATGCCCCCATTAGCGACTTGACGCCTGCCCAATGGCAGATGATTCAAGCAGCGCAACAGCATCGCTGTGCCTACTGTGGTAAACGCTGCAAAGGCCGATTGACTCAAGCCATATCCTTGCTCTCAGTAAAGGTGGCTCGCATACATTAGCCAACGTCATTGGCGCCTGTCGCTCCTGCAACTCCAAGAAGCACACCGGCCCACCCCTCAAGCCCGTCCAGCCCCTGTTGCTCTAGGGGCTCCAACTGCGGAGATCGGTCCCCACATGCACCGGCCACAGCGCCGCATCCACCTGCGCGCGGGGCACGACGACATTCTGCCGCTTCACGTTCTGCTTCGCCTCCATCAGTTGTGCGAGCTGTACCCCGCTTGGCTCCTTGCCATACTCCGGCGCCGCTTCCACCGTGAGTCCGGTGCGCAACAGCCGCTCGTAGCCGGGCGGCAGCAACACCTCCGTGTCCAGGTCCACAAAGTGCGGCAACACGCGGTACGGATACACAATCAGGTCCCACGCCTGCGTCGGCACGGCCCACACGAAGAGCTGCCCCAGCGGAAAGCTGGGGGCATAGTAGAGCGCCGTCGGCATGCCCGGCGCGGTCTTGTCGGGGATCGCCCCGTAGCGTACCTGGTCGAT